CTAGCATCATCTATAATACTGTCTGTGTATTCAATCATATCCCATTGAATATTAAACTCAGACCATAATTCATCTTTAATTATATCTTCATAATCAACAGAATAATATAATTGTCTCCAATTATTAAAATACTCTCTATCTAAGAATCTGAAATATACATTACTCATTTTATAATTTATAAATGTTTTATTTTTCTTTTTTCTTTTTAATAACATACATAGGATATGTTATACTTTTAGAATACTTGTTCCAAATGTCTCTTGGAATATCTTCTTTTAAAAGTACTGCTCTATTCATTTCTCTTTTTGTTAAACTATAGACTTGATTAGAAAGTAAATTTACTTCTTGGTCATTCATTATTTTTTCCGCGTATTTTTTATATTTATCACATTTTTTCTCTAATAGCGCGATTTCCTGTTTAATTTTGTACCATTTTTCCAATAAAGTGTCTATATCTTCTTCAGTGTAATCCATTTTTTACTAATAGAAATTAAATTAAAATTTTTTTTTTAAATAATATATTTGTTAATAAGTCTTATTAAATTATTTTATAAAAACTAATTTAAAGACAGAGATTCTAATATAAAAATGGCAAAAAAGGCAGTACCTAAAACCGAACAAAAAGTTCAAGATAATGTTGTTGAAGAGACTCAACAAACTAAGAAAGCAGTATCAAAGAAAGTAGTATCAAAGAAAGAAGAACCTAAGAAGGAAGTTGTTAAGACAGAAGTTGTTGACGATGAAGAGCTTTTGGAAGAGGAGGGAGAAGATAGTGGAGTAGATGCTAGTGGAGTAGATGCTAGTGGAGATAAGAAAAAGAGAGTTGCACCAACAAGAGAATCTGTAATCGCTTCGTTTGATGATATTATCGCTTCTATTGAAAGAGAAATTGGAGTATTGAGAGATAGTCAAAACAAGACCAAGGGTGTTAAGTTCTTGAGAACTTTAGGAAAGAAATTAAAGGGATTGAAGAGTCAATCAACTCGTATTATTTCTAAGCGAAATCCAACTCAAAGAAAGGCCGGAACTAACGTTTCAAGCGGATTCCTAAAACCAGTTAATATTTCAAAAGAGATAGCCAAATTTACAGGTTGGAGTGCGACTGAAAAGAAAAGCCGGGTTGAGGTTACAAAATATTTATGTAATTACATCCGCGAAAATAATCTTCAAAATGAAAAGGATAAACGTCAAATCAAACCTGATAATAAGCTTGCAAAGTTATTGAATTACGACGAGAAGACTGCACAACAACCACTAACTTATTTTCACCTTCAAGCGCTTTTGAAGAACCATTTCCCAAAGGAAACTACGGTAACCGCTTAAATTGATATATATTTTTAATTTTAAAATAAAATTAAAAATTATAATGTACAAATCTATAATCTGGGTTTAAAACATTTGTATCATAAGGTATCCAGTTAGTGATACGATCCCCATAAACAATGTTTTTATATAAACCATGAGTTTTATAAATTAGTTGTATTATCATTTTCTATACTTTTTATACTTGTTTTACGAGAATTGATATTACCGGTAGTATCTCTATCGGCAGAGTTAATACCGGTAGAGATACTAGAAGCTGGATTTACCATATTAAAATCAGATAAATTTATATATTTTGTGGCTGGTAATAAATATTCAATTCGTCTTTCAAGATCGCTAATTTGAGTTTGATATTCTTTTTCTTTTACACCATGTTCTATTTTTAAGTTTTGAATAATATTTTCGTAATATAATTTTGATTCGAATATTTTTTTTTGTTCACAAGAATCATAATGATAATGTAACATCTGATTAGTTGATAATAATTTATCACAATATTCACATTTGAAGTTTTTTTTATCTTTCTTTTTCGAACATTTAGTTGTTTTAATGTGCAAATTCAAACTAGCTTCACTTGCAAAAGTTTTTTCGCAATTTAAACAAATTTCCATTTTAATTTAAAGTAACGCATTCCTTTAAATAGGTTTATTAAAATATAATAAAAATTATTTATTTTTAATAATTTTTATTATCTTTATATATAATAAAGAATGAACACTTTCGACGATGATTGTGATTGCGATTGTGCTTACGTAGGTCCAACTGGACCGAGAGGAGATTTGGGACCACGTGGTGATCAAGGAGATCAGGGGCCACGTGGTGATAAAGGTGACCATGGTGAACATGGATGCCCAGGAAGAAGAGGTTGTAGGGGGTTTACTGGACCACAAGGTATGCAAGGAGATACGGGACCACAAGGTATGCAAGGAGATACAGGTTCACAAGGTATGCAAGGAGATACAGGTTCACAAGGAATTCAAGGAGATACAGGTCCAAATGGTCGAAGAGGAAATACAGGTCCACGAGGAAATACAGGCCCACAAGGAATTCAAGGAAATACAGGAGATACAGGTCCTAAAGGGGAACAAGGAGATACTGGTCCACAAGGAATTCATGGAGATACAGGTCCTAAGGGGGAACAAGGAGATACTGGTCCACAAGGTATACAAGGAGATACTGGTCCACAAGGAATGCAAGGAGATACTGGTGCTCAAGGAATGCAATGAGATACTGGTGCTCAAGGAATGCAAGGAGATACTGGTGCTCAAGGAATGCAAGGAGATACTGGTGCTCAAGGAATGCAAGGGGATACTGGTCCACAAGGAATGCAAGGAGATACGGGTCCACAAGGAATGCAAGGAGATACGGGTCCACAAGGAATGCAAGGAGATACTGGTCCACAAGGAGAAATGGGACCTACAGGTCCACAAGGAGAATTAGGACCTACTGGTCCAGTAGCATTTATACCTGCTTATGCTTTTGTTTATACAACTACTACTCAACAGATTATTTTAGGTGGTACAGTTCCTTTTACAAATATTGGAGCAATTAATGGTTTTACATTAATTGCGCCAGATACTTTACAAGCTGACGTACCAGGTATTTATTGGGAAATTAAAACAATAGACACATTAGAACCAAATAGTTTTGCGCTATATATTAATGGTGTTTTATTTCCGGGAGCATGGTTTGGTGCAAATGCAACAGCACAAGATGTTAGAGAAGCAATAGTACCCTTAAACGCTGGAGATATTCTTCAGTTAAGAAATCAAAGTTCACAAGGCGGGACAGTTACATTAGCACCTTTGGGTTCCGGGTCGAATCCTAGTGTAGGACAAACAACTGCGGCTTTCTCTATATTTAGAATTGCTTAATAAACGTAGATTGTTATACATAATCTTGTAAAAATAGAAGATAGTTATTATATAAATAAAAAAATTTATAAATCAAACTTGATTTATAAAATACTAATATATAATTAATAAGATATGGAAGAATTGCGTATTAGAGAAAAAAATATAGTTAATATTAGAATAAGAGAATTAAATAATTATATTAAAAAGAATGACGAAACTATTAACCGTTTAAGCAGTCAAGCTTCTAGCGATTTTAATATTACACAGATTAATAAATTAGAAAAGAAAAATATAGAATATAAAAAAGAGTTAGAAATATTAAGTGAAAAATTAAACAATATATCAACTGGGAATATGGATAAAGAACTTAGTAATACTACTGAAACTAATCAAAATATAATAGTACAAAAGTGTGAAGCTAAAGAAAAAAAGAAAACTGAAGAAAAGACAGTTCGGAAAATAAAGGAAGAAAAAAATTTAAAAATATCCTATGATATGAATAGATATAGACAAAATAATGAACCGAAAGAATGGGAAATGTGCAAAGAATATAATAGATACAATAAATTATGTGACACTATTCCTGATTATATGAATAGAAACTTAAAGGAAATGCCTTCGAACAAAGGGTATATATGGAGGGGGGTCTGGTGCTTTGGTCAAAAACCTCCAGAGCGTGGACAACCAATAATCATGTTTGAAAGATTAAAAAATGATATAATGCGCATTTATGAAATTGATAGTGAATACAGAAATATATTTGAAAAACAAGGAAAACATGGTAAAAGGGTTTTAATTTCAACGGTAAAAAGAAATAATATGACTAAAAAATGATTATTAAAAATTTAAAAATTTAAAATTATGTTAAATAAAGAATGGATACCAATATTATAATAGTTGTAGCTTTTTTTATATTTATCTTAATAATGTCTTTAACAATGTTTGTAGATTGGTTTGGTTTATTAAGATTTAATAAACTTAAAAATACAGAGGGGTTTTCTGAATATATTAATAATTATAAAAATAAAAAGAAGAATACAAATGATAAAGTAGTTGTTTCTTTTACAACTACACCAGAAAGAGTAAAAAATATTCAACCAATGTTAAACTCGTTATTAGATCAGTCTGTACGAATTGACCAAATATCAATGAATATTCCAGAAGAATGTAATGGACAAAAATATACAGTTCCCAGTGAATATAAGAATATATGTAATATATTTAAAGCTGGAAAAGATTATGGTTCTGGAACTAAGTATATTCCAACATTATTAAGAGAAAATGAATGTGGTACTAAGATAATACTATTAGATGACGATCATATATATGGTTATGATCTATTTGAAAAACTTATTCAAGAATCTGAAAAGAATCCCGATAAATGTATATATGCTGGTGATAAATTTAGTGGGTCTGGTGGTATATTAATAAAACCTGAATTTATGCATTATACGAATAATGATCAATGCGACGACAAATGGTTAGAAGATAATATAAAAGCTGAAAAGGTACATATTAATTACAACAAAAATCGTAAATATATATAAATATTATAATTTTTAAACTCTGTATGAGTTTAAAAATTTTACTTTGATTTTCACTTACTTAGTTTTTCATCATTATGTTTATCTATTATTTCAACTAAAGTATCTATCCATTCCCATATAGTTGACCTAGTATCATCGTCTAGTCTTTCAGATTTCCAAATATCATAAAAATATTTCATTTTATTTTTACCGTAAAATCCAAGAGTGTTACAATGAAAGAAGAAATCGTGATTTCTATCCTTTATCATATGTTTTACTTTTCCTTCATTTTTATGTAACAGAGTATTGAACATATTAAATTGTAAAGTTGCAGGTAGCTTTTCTAGACAAAATTTAATTATTAACAATTCCCCCTCTTCTGGAAACTGTTCGTAAATCTCGTTCATAAATTTCATTAATGTATTTTTATATTGATAAATTCTTTGACTAGTCATTATTTAATAAAATAGTATAATTTTTTTTTTTATTTTTTTTTTTAATTTTTATTATATACTTTTTAATTACGTGATTGGAAAAGATAAAAAAGATATTGTATTTATATTTGATAATTGATTGTTTCATATTTAAACCATATATAAATATTAATATTTGACAAAGAACTTTACCCTATAAAAATATTTTATTTATATTGAAAATATTCACTAGAAGTATTTTGATCTTCAAAACGCATTTTTGCTTCAATGTATCCTTTATTACCTGGTTTATATCTTTCATTTTTTACATGATCAAAAAGTTTTTTGAATACCACAAAACACATAAAATTTGTTTTTAATTTTCGCCAATTATCATCTATTCTAATCTGTTTTTTTATTTTTTCTACTTCTTCTGCTATTTTTTTATATTTCCCCTTTAAGTTATAATATAATGATACTTCATAACAATTTGCAGCGTATGGAGTGTTACACATGTAACAATCACATCCATATTTAATTCTATCGTAAACAGGTTTATCCATAACTATATCATACATGATATTTTGTTCATCATCGGATAAACAATCATAACAACCTTTACCTTTACAATTATCACAATACATTCTAAAAATATATATTTAAAAAATAATAAAAAATTAATTTTATTTTTCCGGAGCTAAGTGCTATCACTTAAAATAGTTTTTAATTGTATTTAAAGAGTATTTTTTGTCAAAT